CACCGACGCGAGGTCAGCGAACATCGACTTAAAGTGCGGGTTGCGGCTGCTCTTGAGCGCGCTGCCCATGTCTCCCTGTGCCTTGGCCATGGCCGCAGCGAACTTGCCCAGCCCTTCGCTGGCCTGCATGGTCATCGTCTCGCCCATCACTCACCCCCTGAGAACTCGTTGAGGACTGCCAGCAGCTCAATTGCCTGTGTGCGCTGAACCGTGGCGCACTCATCCAAGCGTGCCGCCGCGATGCGGTTACCCTCTTCTGTTTCGTATTCCGAGAGACGGAGAGCCCCCTCGGACGCCTTCAACCACCTAAAGGCCAACTCGTGCAGTGCGTCCCTCATCACTCCACCCCCTCCAGGGTGGCGGCTTTGACGTGGGCCATGCGGGCCCGGTGCTGCTCGCGCAGTGCCTCCATCGCCTTGTGCCTGCTCTCAGCCAGTGCCCACCGCGCCTCGGCGGCACCGGTGCGGGTCAACCACCAGCGGTTCCCGCTGTAGCGGATGACCCCGTCCTCCATCAGCTCGGACAAGGCGTCCTCTTCGATGGCGCGCAACACCGGCTTGTCATCCTCGGTGACTGCTCGCAACACCAACTTGCGGAACTCCGCGTTCATCAGAACCCCCCAAGGTCGGCGTTTTCCTTCGCCCACCGCTTGTAGTCGTCCACTTGAGCCGCAGTCATGCGCCCCGTCTCGTCGCAGTGCTCGCACCGCTCCCCGTGCCCGTGGCAGTTGGGGCACTCCTGGTCGCGCTTGTCCTTGCTCATGGCGTCACCAGGAACGCGAAGCCCATCAGGAACACGATGGACAGCAGCGTCAGGGCGCCACCCACGAACTCGTCAAAGCGGTTCACAGCAGCCCCCATGCCTTGGCAGGCTTGCCCTCGCTCGTTGCTGCTCATTTTGACACCCCGTAGGCTGGGATTTCGCTCGTCCGTCGCATTTCTTCTCACCTCGCCCAAACAACATACACAGGCCGACCGTACCCGCCCCATTCATTTGGTGAATACCGACCGCCACCACTATAGCCCGCCTGTGGTGCTGGTTCCCTTGCGCCGATGGGTCCGGTGTGCCTAAGTAGTGGCCGGAGGTACACCAATGAGTATCGGCGAACTGATCCGACAGCACCGCGAATCAAAGCACCTGAGCAGGGCGCAGCTCGCCCAACTGTGCTCCATGTCCGCGGAGCAGATCAAGAACATGGAGACGGGGCGGGTCATGCCCAAGGCGGACAGCCTCCAGGTAGTCTCCGACGTGCTGCACCTGCCCGCGGCCAAGGTGGCCAAGGCGCTGCGGGGTGCGTCGTGAGTCGCGCGAGTGCGACCGTTCGCCTGCCCAACGGGGAGACGCTGCACGGGCTGTACAACGGCACCAACGACACCCTCTGGCCCCTGTTCGTGGGCTCCTCCCGCGAAGCCTGGGACCTCTACGAAGACCTGACGGAGCCGCGCTGCAAGGGCGTGGCGTCCTGTGACGTGGTCCCGGTGGACTACTTCACTGACTACGGCTTCGGTCAGCTGTGGACCGGCTTGACGTTCTGCACCACCTGCTCCTGTCTTGTGCGCGGTGCCATGGAGTGCCCGGACGAGATGGAAGGGACCAGCCTGCTGGAGGGCGACGACGCCGCGGGGCTGCCCGGCTGGCGCCGCGTGACTGACCGCTACTGGCACCCGGAGTGGGCATGAACCCCGACCGACGCACCCTGACCGTACGCGCCAACGGGCCCGAGGGCGTGCTGCTCACCGGTGACCGGGCCGCAGTTTGGGAGGTGGGGAGCCTCGAACACCAAGACGTGGTCGTCTTGACCGTCACCGAGTACCGCGAGCTCCGGGCGAAGGGGGACGAACGATGAGCAGCTATGAGCACTTCTGCGCGAACAAACACGCCGCACACACCGCGTCTGGCTTTCGGGTCGACCTGACAGACACCCCGTGCTTTCCGTTCCAGGCATCGATCGTGGAGTGGGCGCTTTCGCTGGGCCGATCGGCTGTGTTCGCTGACACCGGCCTGGGCAAGACCATCATGCAGTTGGAGTGGGCCCGTCAGGTCCACGTCCACACCGGCCGCCCGGTGCTGATTCTGGCGCCGCTGGCGGTCGTCCGTCAGACTGAGCGCGAGGCGGTCAAGTTCGGCATCGCTGGTGTCTCCGCGTTCTCCCACGACGCCCCGATCCGGGTGTGGAACTACGACCAGCTCCACAAGTTGGACCCGGCCGCATTCGCTGGTGTGGTCTTGGACGAATCCAGCATCCTGAAGAACGCACACGGCCGCATGCGGAACCGGCTGATCCAGCAGTTCATGGACACGCCGTACAAGATGGCATGCACCGCGACCCCCAGCCCAAACGACCACGTCGAGCTCGGCAACCACGCCGAGTGGCTTGGTGTGATGTCGGAGTCCGTCATGCGGGCTCGGTGGTTCATCAACGACCTGGGAGACACCGTCCAGCCATGGCGGCTCAAGATGCACGCCGTGGACGACTTCTGGCGCTGGGTCACGACCTGGGCCCGGTGCGTTGGCAAGCCGTCTCACATGGGCGACCAGTTCAGCGACACCGGCTACGTCCTGCCCGCGCTGAACATCGAGAAGCACTTGGTGAGCGTCGACATCTCCGAAGGCCGAGGGGACGGGCAACTGTTCCGTCAGCCCGAGATGAGCGCAACGAGCATCCACCAAGAGAAGCGGCTCACAGCGAACGACCGCGCCCGCTTCGCGGTTGGTCAGGTGTGGCGCGAGCCGGACGAGCCTTGGATCATCTGGGTCGAGACCAACTACGACCAAGACGCCGTCGAGGCCCTGCTACCGGACGCCATCACGGTGCGCGGCTCGGACAAGCCTGAGCAGAAGGCTGCGCAGTTGCTCCGGTTCGCTGATGAGGGCGGCGTCATCATCACCAAGCCCAAGATCGCGGGCATGGGCCTCAACTGGCAGCACTGCGCTCGGCAGGTCTTCATGGGCGGGTCTTTCAGCTACGAGGGCTTCTACCAGGCCGTGCGTCGGTCGTGGCGGTTCGGACAAGACCGGCGCGTGACGGTCCACGTCGTCATGGCTGCGACTGAGCAAGCCATCTGGCGGACCATCCACCGCAAGTCACAGCAGCATGCGGCGATGAAGACGAAGATGTACGCATTCTCGCGCTCGGCGGCAATCCGCCTGAGCCGACACGACGAATACAGGCCGGCGCATGTCGCGCGCGTGCCTGTCTGGCTTGAGACTATCGGGGTGAACCAATGATCAAGTGTCTGGATTCTGAGCACGGCGAAGCGTGGACCATGTACCGCGGGGACTGCGTGGAGGTGGTGAAGCAACTGCCCGAAGCGAGCGTGGACCTGTCCATCTACTCGCCCCCATTCTCGGACCTGTTCGTCTACAGCGACTCCGAGCGCGACATGGGCAACTGCGCCAGCGATGAGGAGTTCGGAGAGCACTACCGCTTCCTGCTCCAGTCCATGTTCCGGGTCGTTCGCCCGGGGCGCATGTGCGCGGTCCACGTCTCGGACCTGCCCGCCCGGAAGTCGAAGGAGGGATACATCGGGATCCGCGACTTCAGCGGAGCGGTCATCAAGGCCCACGAAGACGCCGGGTTCCACTACGTGTCTCGGGTCACCATCTGGAAGGACCCCGTCACCGAGATGCAGCGGACCAAGAGCCACGGTCTGCTCTACAAGAACATCCGACAGGACAGCACCCGGAACCGGGTGGGCATGCCCGACTACCTGCTCATCTTCCGCCGGCCGCCTTTGTCGCCGTCTGAGGAGGAGTTGATGATCCCGGTGTCTCACACGCCGGAGACGTTCCCCCTTCACCAGTGGCAGCAGTGGGCGAGCCCCATCTGGCGGACCAACGGAGACACGGGCTGCGGTCTGACACCGTTGCCGGTCTGGTGGAACGTGGACCAGGGGCGGACCCTGAACGTCCGCGAGGCCCGGGCGAGCTCGGATGAGAAGCACATGTGTCCGCTTCAGTTGGACGTGATCGAGCGCTTGTGTGGGCTCTACTCCAACCCCGGCGACGTGGTCTTGTCCCCGTTCGGTGGCATCGGGTCCGAGGGCGTGGGTGTCTTGTCGCTGGGTCGCCGGTACGTCGGCGTCGAACTGAAGGACGAATACTGGCGCACCGCCGTGCGGAACCTTCGCAACGAGGAGGGCGCTGCCCAGGTGTCAATGTTTGGGGGTGCGTCGTGAGCGTCCGCGACTGCTACTCCTGCGCCCACTCCCCTCGGTGGGAGGGCCCCCACACCATCGCGGGGTGCGCTGCCGTGGACCCCGAGGGCCCAGATCCCAAGGCGATGGTCGCTTGGGCCGACGCTGCGGGGTGCGATGACGACGGATGGCCCCGGCCGGGCAACACCCTCCCCTGTCCTGGGTGGCGCCAACGGTCTGCCATCTGGGAACGATTCAAGGGTAGGCGGCGACTGTGACCCAGCCTCGTCTCAGCGCTGGAAAGCGCCCCTTGACCCTTTGCACCCAGCACCCCGCTGCTGTAGAATGACCTCGGTCTTGTGACCTGTCTCTCTCTCCGCGTTCGTGCGGTACCCCTCTCGTCAGTAGCTGGTTGATCCCCGGCAACATCTGACGAGAGGGGGGTGGGACAGGACGAGCCCACCAACCCGAACGAGAGAAAGCAATGAACGACAAGACCCGGTCCACCGGTACGCCTGTGGTGCGCGCCCTGCGGATTGAAGCCGAAGCGCTCAAGCGAGCCGCCCAGATGGTCGAAGACGCCGACCTCATCCCACGGGCCGAGTTGGTGGCGTGGTTGGAGCGTGAGGCTGAGGACCGCCATCACCGGGGCACAGAGGCTCGGTTGCGTAACGACCAGCACAACGGGCCGGCATTCGGTGTGTTGGAGTGGTGCTTCACCGAACTGGCAAAGGACATCAAAGGCGGCAACCCCTGGGAGCAGCGGTGAGCGGCAACAAGACGCCGTTCCTGGCCATCCCAAAAGGGGTCCTTGCCCTGCTGGAGACGCCCGAAGAGGTCGCGTTCTGGATCTGGCAGTGGGACAAGGCGGACACTTGCGGGTTTGTCCCGCAGCCGTTGAGCCGTCGCTACGTCATGCAGGGCGCCAAGTGTACGCAGCGCCGCACAAAGGAGATGCTGACAGGGCTGGAGGCCATTGGTGCTCTGGTGCTGGTGGCTGCTGGGACCAAGACGGATCCGGCCAAATACGGGTTCTGGAGCCTGCGTGAAGGAGCGGACCACTACCCCACCACCTCGCGAACCACCTCGCGAACCACCTCGACCCCCATGGATACAGGTGTCGTAGACGAGAAGCGAACCACCTCGCGAACCACAACCCCACCACCTACCGAACCAAAGAGATCAACCCAACCCAACCCAACCCAACCCAAAGACAACAAGGGCGAGCGGGACGGCCCCAACCTGTCCACCGACAGTGACCCCCTGGCACGCTTCGCGGCTGTCCTCTGGCGACAGCACTTCACCGAGATCATGGGCTTCCCGTACAAGCCCACCCGCAGCAAGTGGCTCAAGATGCTCCCCCACTTGAGGGAGATGGCCCAGATCGCCGGCTGTGACCGTGAGTCCACCGTTGACACCGTCGAAGGCCATCGGCTCAACGGCGCGATCAAGCACTACATCACCGCAGCAAAGGGCCGGGCGATCTGGCCACACAAGACCGGGGACGCCGCGCCATGTCCCCGCACCATGCGCCAGCACCACCTGGAGGATTGCTTGGCGGCTGCACCTGCTTGGCGCTGCCCTCCCTGTGATGGGAGCGGACTGAGGCACGGGGCCTACCTGGTCAGCACTGGCGACCGCGTGGAAACCAAGAACTTCGCGTGCGAGGAGTGCCGGCCCGAAGCGCTGGCTAAGCAGCGTGCCATCCTCGCGGAGATGGGTCGGGTGGAGGGCGAGACGTTCTGGGTGCGGGACGTGTACCCGCATGAGCCCCTTTACCCGGGGTTCTACAACCTGGTGCAAGAGACAAAGGCGAAGGTCGAAGCGGCCAAGAGGGGGAGCAAGTGAAGACACTCAATGTAGATCCGCTGGTGTTCATCAGCGGTCGGGACCATGAGATCAACGGGGTGACTCGGCTGATCTTGGTGCGGGGAGAGTTCGGCTCGGCCGGTCTGGTGGACCTGTCGTTGAAGGACGACCACGGGGCCACCGCGATCTCGCTGACCCGGGCTCAGGCAACCAGCCTTGCGCAAGCGCTGCTGGCGTGGACCCTCGACCCCCAAGAGGAGGAGTCCCGTGCTCTGCAGGTGTTCCTGTGAGCGCGGTTCTGGTGGAGGCGCTGCGGGAGTCGGCGCGGGCATCGAGACGGCTGGCGGGTCTGTGCAACCAGTCCAAAGACGCTGAGTGGTATCGGGGCTGCGCCCATGCCTACGAGGAAGCCGCCAAGGCGGTCGAGGCTGCAACACGCAGCGCGTCCAAGTGAACGGGTCCGCACCAAAGGCCATCCAGGCTGAGCGCGCCCTGCTGGGTGGGCTGCTGCTGGACCCTCTCCAGATCGCGGAGGTGTCGGCCACCCTGACCCCGGGGGACTTCTTCGCTGGCAGTCACGGGCACATCTTCGAGTGGCTGGTGGCTGTCGAGCGCAAGGGTGGAGAGCCCGACATTGTCCAACTTGCCGACTACATGGCCAGCACGGGCAAGGTCGAGCGCATGGGCGGCATCGCCTACGCCACCGGGCTCCCTGAGTGCTGCCCGTCCACGTCCAACCTGGGCAACTACGCCAAGCAGGTGAAGGACGCGAGCACCCGGCGCGCCCTGCGTGAGATCGGCGGGAGGCTGGCAGAGGCCACGCTTGGAGAGAAGCCGACCGCTGACCTGATGGCCGAGACCGAGGCGTCCATCTACGCGCTCGCAGCGGGCCAGGACCGTCGCGACTGGCGGCCCATGGACGAGCTCCTGCTGGCTGGCATTGAGCGCCTGCAGGACGCCTGCGACAACCCGGGGCAGACGGGGGGCCTGATGACGGGCTTCCGCGCCTGGGATGACCGGTTGATGGGCATGAGGGGCGGGGATCTCATCGTGCTGGCCGCGCGCCCTGGTATGGGGAAGACGAGTGCTGCCCTCAACGTGCTGGCCAACGTCGCATCCAAGGGCGTGGGTGTCGGGTTCTTCAGCCTGGAGATGGGCGGTGGTGAGCTCGCAATGCGGGTGCTCGGCAGCACGGCCCTGGTCGATGGGCGGTCCATGCGCAAGGCCACGGTGTCTCACGCCGAGTGGGGGAAGATCGAGGACGCCCACGCCGCCCTGTTCGGGTCTCCGGTGTGGATCGAGGACACCCCCGGGCTCACCATCGGCCAGATCCGCAGCAAGGCCCGACGCCTGAAAGCGCAGCACCCGGAGTTGGGGCTGCTGGTCGTTGACTACATCCAACTGATGGAGGGGGACCCCAGCAGCAAGGGGAACCGAGAGCAGGCGGTCTCGTCATGCTCCCGAGGGCTGAAGCACCTGGGCAAGGAGTTGGGTGTGCCGGTCATCGCGCTGGCCCAACTCAACCGAGGCGTTGAGCAGCGGCAGGACAAGCGGCCGATGCTGTCTGACCTGCGCGAGTCCGGGGCCATTGAGCAGGACGCTGACGCGGTGATCTTCATCTACCGCGACGACTACTACAACCCGGACTCGACATGCCCCGGGGTGGCTGAGTTCATCTACGCCAAGCTGCGCGCTGGCGAGACGGGGACAGAGCGCATGCTCTGGGATGGCAAGTACTTCCGATTCAGCGACATGGACAAAGACGACCGAGGGGGGTTCGCATGAGGGTGGAGAAGATGCAGGAGTTGAGGGACCTGGGATGGACGCTTCGTGCCATCGCGGCTGAGGTGGGCGTATGTCACCAGACGGTGGCGAAGCGAACCGTACCCGCTGCGCCAGTCCTGACCGACTACCAACTGAGGGCGGTCCGGTTCACCAAGGAATGCGGTGGACTGATGACCGTGAGCCGGTGGTCTTTGGAGTGCGGCTCCAGCCGGTT